CAGGGTCATCGTCCTCACTGTACTCCACATCTTTATCGTACATCGCCTGTAATTGTTTTGCTACTTTTTCAGTAACCTCACCACTAAATCTAACTTGGTATCTTACTGTTATTCCTAATTCGTCAATTGTTACTTTTTTATTTTTCATCTTTGATAAATTTGCCGTTTATAATTCTTCCTGTTCTGTTTTTAATTTCGTTGTAGGCGATGTTTAGGCACTCCTCAAGGGTGGTGCCTTCCAAATGAGCAATACCGTTGAGATAGTGTAGGATACTAAATACTCTAAGTCCGCTTGGTTTAGATATTTCTTTGCCTTCATTCCACACATAAAGGCTTATCAATCTACCTAAAGCGTTATAAGCGTTCATCACGTATGAGATGGTATAATAACCTGTTACGGATAGATCAACCGCTTGCTTAATATACTTTATAGCATCCAATTCTATAAAGTAACAATAGTTAATCATTGTTATCATTACATCGCCTATGGCGTCCTGAATAGCTGGTTTGTCGTTATCATAACACGCTTTGATAAGTTCGCCGACTTCTTCGTGTGTTTTGAGGAGTTCATCAAAAGGCGTTAGTTGCTCATAGATTTCTCTTTCTTTTGCCCACTGATGAATGAGTGGGACGAGTTCTTGGATTGTTCTCATTTGTCAATATTTTTAGTATCAATAATATTCCCTAAGTATAGCACGAAGTACTTTTTATTGGCTTCTGCACCCCATTCAGGTTTGCCTGTGCCAAAGCGTATAGCTTTTAATTCTATGGTGAGGCTTGGGGCATCACGAGCATAGCCATTGCGAAAGACGACAGTATCGTACTCTTTTCCGATAAGGCGAAGGTTGTAATACGGCTTGATGTCGCGGTACTCTTCTGTCTTTACGCCCGATAGTATCATATCAAACCATTGCTTTTTTAGTGTTAAATGTAAAGTGCTCATTTGTCTTTCTTTTTTAATTCTTCTCTAAGCCCCTTACAGTAGGAGCTGTAATTGATATTCGAGTCGTGCATTAGTCGGTAGTCGTACCATTGCAGTATTTTGTCTTTGGGCAGATTGTGCTTCATATCGAAGTATATATCTTCAATATTGAAGAAGTAATCGGATAAGCATATAATGCCCATACCTACATCGTAATTATCAAATTCAAATTGTAGGTCTTGCTTGCGGCAAAACTCCTTGATGAGGTTGCGTGCTGCGTACTCGAATAACTCAATTACTTCTTGTTCTTTTAATGATTGTTTCTTCATTGGGTTGTAAATTTTAATCGTTTTGCTATTAATTCTACTATATCCACGGTTACGGCATTACCTATGAGTTTGTAACGTTGTGTGCGGGCTATGGGCTTTATATCACCATTGTAGTTGCCGTACTGTGTCCAGTTATCGGGAAAACCTTGCAAGCGTTCACATTCTATTTCTGTGAGACGGCGCATTCTACTAATTGCGTAGTCGCTGTTATGTCTTGTTAAAGCTGGACTAATCCCTTTTTCGTCAAATACCCTATTTTGTTGATATGGTTGCTTACCTCCAGATTCTTTAGAGGGATTTATTTGTATTATCGTCATATCGGAGTGTAAGCCTCCTGAGTGTCCTCCTCCTGTAAGAGTGCTTGCGGTTTTAGGAATGATATAGGTATCATCGGCGTTCATATTGCCGTTGGCTTTGAGTGTTTCACTAAGTTTGGCTTGAAATTGGTATGTTTTTTCTTTTCGAGGTGCGCAATCATCTTCGGTGATAGGAAATACTCCTGGCTGACTTCGTCCTGCAAGATGTCCGATAAGGTATATCCGCTCTCTATTTTGGGGTAATACCCACTTTGTATTAAGCAATTGCCATTCAAGTCGATAGCCCCCAATGTGGGTAAAGGCTTGGAGAATTGCCCAAAAGTCTGCGCCAGCGTTTGAGGAGAAAGTTCCTTTAACATTTTCCCAGATAAATACACTTGGTCGGACGCAAGTAATGAGGGCAATTGCGTACTCGATAAGGCTACTTTTTGCGCCTGCGAGACCGGCACGCCGTCCAGCCATTGAGAAATCTTGGCAAGGCGATCCGAATGTGATAATGTCAATTCCTGTAAAGTCTCCTCCGTGAACAGAGGTAATATCTCCGATGTAGTTTGCATTTGGAAAATTGTGTTTATAGTTTGCAATTGCGTGTTTGTCTATCTCTGAAAAATAGTGCTCTGTAAATTGGTAGCCTGCCCGCTGAAATCCGAGCGAAAAGCCTCCTATGCCGCTAAATAGGTCTATGAGTTTCATAAGTTAAAAATCTATGCCGTCATCGAGGTTGTCGAAGGTGGGTGCTTGGTATGTTGTGGGTGCTGTGGGTGCTGGGGCGTGCGGTGTGGTGCTTGTGCCTGTGGGGGTGGCTTGTGGGGTGGCTTCTACATAAAAGCATACGGTGCTTTGTCCGTTGATTTTACGGGGGGCTTTGGTGAGTACCCAGCCTTTCATTGTGCAGTACTCGCTTAGCTTATTATATATTTGATTGGCGGGGTATTTTCCTCCGACTTCTTCTAAGGCGGTACGGTTAAATTCGGGTCTGCTAATATAGTTGTTTAGGTTTTCGGTATTAGAAAAATAATCGTTGAAAAATGCCATAAAGTTGTCGCCAATATTGATAAAGGCTCTTCGGTTTTCGAGGGCTTGTAATGGGGCTTCTACTTTATTGGGGCAGGCGAGGAAGAATTGTAGGCAATTGAGCATAAAGTTATAATCGGCGTTCCATTCTTCTTCAGAGCAATCGCTATCCATTATATCGCGTCCGCCAAAGCTATCGGATATTTTTCGTGTAAATTGGTAGTTATTTTTGGGTGTTTTGGCGTGGTAATAGTCGGAATTTTGATAAAATAGCAATCGGCGTACGAGTGAACTTTCTTCAAAATCGGGTACGTAGTTGGTTGTGGCTGCCATTTTTGGGCTTTTTTCAAAGGGTATGTATAGTATTTTTCCTCCTTTGTGATTGGCTTCAAAATCGCCTGTTACTTTGTTGTAAAATTCGCGGAAGTCTTGGTTGAAGTTCATATCGTCTAAGAATACTAATCGGGTGCGTTCATCTACTTTGTCGAATGGGAATTTGTCGTTTCCTATGGTTTTTCCGTCAATGTATTTGCTTTTTATCATTGTGCGTACGCCATTGACGAGGAATGATTTACCTGTACCTCCGTATGAACCGCGTGCGGTTGCACCTCCTTTGTAGTCTGTACCCATTACGATATAGGCTTCGGAGGAGCGTTTGTGCTGGTGTAATAGGTATCCTACGCAATATATTTTGTTGAGCAGGTGTAGTTCTTGGAGGTAATTTTCTTCATCGGTGAGGTTGGGGCTTGTGATTTGGAATGGGTGTAAATCTTCTTCGGTATTGGGGCAGGCGTCTTGTTCCCAATATATGCGGCTGGAATTGATAAGTACTTTAAAATATCCGCTTGTGGTGTTGATATTGCGCAGGCGCAAGCGTCCTTGTTCGTCTGTATAGGTTTGGAAGGCTGGTGGTTGTATGTTTAGGGGGTGGTTTATGATTTGTTCTTGCCAATAGCGCACTGGTAGGGCGTTGGTATAGTTGTATTCGGCAATTGTGTTTGCTTCTATTTTTACGGCTTTATTGGCGAAGAAATACCATTGGAAATTGCGCCCGCAGTGGGGCGTTCCGTTGGTGTATGGGGGTAGCATTTTGAGGTGTGAGGGCTGAAAGGCTACTGATGAGAATACGCGGTTTCGTACGGTTTCGACAAAGACTTTGTTGTCTAACCATTGGAGTACGAAGTTTTTTATATTGGTGGATATTACTTTGCTTATGCAACCGTTTTGGAGGCTTACGAAATCGCATTCGTCTTCTTTGAGTTCGGTGTATGATGAGGTGTAGGTGTAATAGCCTTGCAGGTTTAGAAAATGTATTACTTTGGTGGGGCTAAATTGTACGGTTCCTTTGTCGGATAGGCTCCAAAAGCGGAAGTTCAGGGCTTGTTGTAACATTTGTTTGAATAGGTTTTTTACTGTATTTTCGCCTGCGGTATGGAGCGATCGTATCCAATCGGCAAAGTCTTTTTTGCGATTTTTTTTGAGTTCTTGTGGCAGCCATACGAGGCGTATGTCGATGAAAGTATCGGCTATATAGGTGGCTTGGCGCACGCCTGTAGTATCTAAATCGGGTACGTAATATATTCGTTTGGCTATCATTGATAGGGTGTTGTATTCTTCGGCATTGATTACTTCTGTTTCGGAATTAAACCATATTACGTTGTAACCGAGTGAGGCTATATTGATGCCGTCGGTTCCTCCTGTAGCGATGATTACGCTGTCGAGCTTTAGGGTGTTGAGTTGTGAGGTGAGTTGGTTGCGTGTTTCTTTGGTTTTTGCGTTTTTTAGTTCTTCATTTAGGGCGTTTATTTCTTCGATATCTACTAAATTTTGTAGTCTGTCCCAGCCATATATGATGCGTTTTCCTGTTTTATTTCCTACGAAGTGGTGCTTGGGGTTGTGTATGTCTTTTCTGTCGGCAAAGGGCTGATATAGTTTTACATAGTCGCCTTTGTCGTAGCCGAATATGGGGAATTCTGGGGTGGCTTGTACTGTTTTTTTGTATTTTCCTTTGTCGCTTATTCCTATGGTTGTATAGCTTATTATATAATCCGCAAAACGAAATGTACCAAAAATTAAAACGAAATGTACATTTTTTGAGCGGGGGTTGAACGGGGCAAAGGTAATAAAAAACACGGATAGGCTGGTTGCTTATCCGTGTTTTTTTGCCTATACATTATATAGGGTAGTTGGCTGTAAGGATTTCTATACGCTTCTTTCCTGTGCTATTGCTACTGCCTAAATGCATTGACACTTCTTTTTGATGCCAACCGCAGTGCTGTACGTATTTGGTTAGCTCTTCATTGTGGTAGGAACTAAGTAGAAACTTGCCTTTGAGGGTGGCAAGGGTAGCTAATAACTCATTAAAATGCTCCTGCTCATAGCCTCCGTAATGCCCTTGCTTGGCTCCTACATAGGGTGGATCTATGTAGTGGAAGGTGTTGGGGGTATCGTGGCGGGTGAGGACTTCGGTGGCATCATTGTTATCTATTTGGACGCCTTGCAGACGAGCGGAGTAGGTATCGGTAAAGTTGGTAATCTTGTTGTTGAGAGCTGAGACGTTCTTGCTGTTGGTTGTGATACGGCAGTTACCAACTTGGTTAGAGTAACCGCAGTTAGTGGCGTACCAAAATGCCCACGCTTGTTGCACTTCGGTAAAAGCAAAAGGGGCGTGGTAAATTACCAAGGCGGCTTTGTAGGCTTCTCGGCTAACTACAGACCGCTCTATAAGGTTTTTAAGCTCTGCAAAGCGGTTTTGCAGTACCTTGTAGAAGGTATATACATTAGCATTGAAATCGTTGATGATTTCAGTTTTAACTGGCTGTTTTGCCCAAAAGACTGCACCTCCACCAAAAAAGGCTTCGGTGTAGATGGTGTGTTCGGGGATAAGGGGCAGGATATGTGGCAGCATTGTTTGTTTACCCCCATAGTAGGATATGGGGGTGCATTGCCAGATTTTAGGGTATGACTTCATAACTTTGTGGTAACATTAGTAAATCGGGTTTGTAAATGTCTTTTACTTCAGTGCTGGGTTCAAAGGTGTCTACATCTTGGCGTTGGGGTATTTTGGTGTATATGCCATTAGCTACTTCGGTGAGGGCTTTGTCCATCAGGCGTATGCCCATTGGTAGTAGCTCTTTCTGCCATAGTTCTTTTGCAGCTTCTTTTGGCGATTTGGCGTATAGCTTAGGTGGTATCCAACACCAATCTTGGCATAGTATATCGCCTCTATCTATGCCAGCGTTGAGCCAATAAACACTTCCGCCCGCTACTATATCTCGCATTCTGATTGCCCATTCAATGGCTGAACGCCCTCGATGTCGGGGTAAAAGGCTGGGGTGATAGCCTATCCACCCTAAGCGGGTTTTGTAGCGGGTTCGCTTTCCTATATAGTCGAATGAATGAACGGTTATACCTAAATCTACCCCAGAAGGCATAGTGTCGTAGGTGAGCATTCCTGCAGGCAATATGGGTATGTTGTGTAGCCTTGCTAAACGTCCTATATACTTATCGTCTAAGGGGCAACATACGCCTACTACTTCATAGCCTTTAGCAAGGCATAGGGATAGTATTTCCTGCCCGAAATACTTTTGTCCACTAATAAATACTTTAAACTTTTGCTTCATTTTTATTATTTTCTGTTGTTGTTTCTGTGGTTTTTCCTAAGTATTTAAAGCCTTGTACCGCTCTAAAATGCCCTCCATAGCCTGCCACCATTACCTTTTCACCCTGAATAGGTTTGCAGGTTTTTATCATTGAGGCTTGGCTTCGGACTTTGTTATCTCCGTGCAATTTAGCCGAAGTTTGTTCCCATTTATTAGAATGGCGAAGGTAGTTGCACAGTTGGGGGTGCGAAGTGTGGAAAAAGGTGTGGTATTTTCGGTTACAACGTCCGTTGCCCTCCAAATGGTACTGCATTACAAAATTGAGAAATTGGGTGCCTACGCCTGCGCCTTGCCATTCAGGCATTACTACTAAGCGGGTAGCACGATAGGCGTTGGCTGTGAATAGTGGAGCGACAGCAACATGGCAAACGAGTTCACCATTGACTGTACCAACAAAATATTCAGCGCAAGGAGGGTGTGGCAAATCTAAATAGTAATGTTCTTTAAAAAAACGCCAGTAACTTCCGTTTGCCTTCCAAACTTGGAGTTCAATAGGGGGTCGCTTTTGGACTTTTTTTTTACTTCTGATACTCTCGTATCATATACCCAATCAGGTTGCAGCCATTCGATAATATCATAGTGACAGGATAGCAAAACGATTTGTCGATTAGGCTCGCGCCTCCACGCTTTGGCAAATGCTGAAGCCCCTATTTTGGCGATTTGTCGGTCGATTACAGAGGTAAACTCATCTACTATTACCTTGTTGGGTGCTTCGCAAATGAGGCGTGCCAAGCCCGCACGAAACTGCTCGCCATTACTGAGGACTTTGAAAGGGCGCAACCAAGCAGGTACATCGCCGAGCCCTACGGCTGAAAGAGCGGAAGTTACTTCGTTCATAGACTTGCTGGGGGCAATATCCTCAATAATGGGTAGGTTCGGGTTCCACCCTTCGGTGAGGTTGGTTATACCGCTATCCCATATTTGTTTGCCTATGGAGGTTTTACCGCTTCCTGAAGGACCTACGATAAGCCCTATTTGCCAACCTTCGTCTTCTATGGGTAGGTTGGCAGTGTGTTCCCACGTGTGCCCATTTTCGGCATTGAAAAGGGACTTTACTTTTTCGGCGCGAAAGGTTTTGAAGTTTTCGCTGGTGTGTTTGATTTTGATTTCCATTATACGCTTACTACTTTAAGGTTAGTGAACCCCATTTTTTGGAGTTTCTCGAATAGTTCTTTTTGTTCTTGCTCGCTACTTACTTTAATGATGATAGCGTGCTGTTCTTTGTACTTAAATTTTGCCATTTGTTATTTTGTTTTTGTAATTCAGAAAATAGTTGTACTTTTGCAGTCCCAACTTATAGGAAACAAAAGCACGCTGATGCAGAAGACATATTGTCCTCCGCAGTCAGCGTGCTGATGTTTCTATAAATAAGTTGGGGAACTTTAATAGAAAAGCGGAGGACATTTTTTATACTGCTTGTCCTCCTATTTTAGCAGTGTTTAAACTTCATTTAAAAGCTGTTTAAATCTTCCACCGAAACGGCTTGTATTTCCAACATATATAGACTAACACGGCAATGAGCAAGAGCCAAAGGGTGTGCCTTACGGGGCTGCTTTGGGGGTGCTTGTACTCGTGTTTGGCGTAGGTAATACTATGCGTTTTGGCTTCGGTTTTTGTCTGTATCTGTGTATTATATAAAAGGGTACTATCAGCCTGCTGTAAGCTCTTAGAATGGGTGTTGGTAGCTTTGATTTTCACCTTTCCGTTTGTTACCCTTATGGTCTCGCTATCGCCGTCACGAATGCGGTAATATACGAGTTCGCGTGGGTTGCCTGCACTATCGGTGAGGGTTTCTAATTCGAGCTCGTAATCTTGGTGAGACACGA